TTACCTCCTTTTAAGCCTTGAATCAAAGAGCCTTGAGTGTCATTATATTCAACCTCACCCACTCCGACCGTCCCATCCTTTGCCGTGTTAAAGGTAATTGAATCAAAAGGCATGGTTAAACCCGATGTTCCACCGCCAACCAAGCCCCAAACGTTGGAAGTAAAATCAAAAGAGTATATTTTTAAATTAACCGTATCAATAATTAACCAAGCATTTTGATTTGATACGGGTTGAATGGCTGCTGTATCGGAAATTGAACCACGCCAGACCAAACCGTCGGCTGTGGTCTGGAAACCTAATTTTTGCTTATTGCCTGTATTTGGAAATTGAGCGAAGGCAATTGTAAATGAAAGTAAAAGTAAAATAGATAGTGTTTCTCTCTTTTTTGGAAATTTTACTTTGTCAACTACTTTGCCTATAAACTTTCTTGCAATACCCATAACTAATTCCTCCGCTAAAACTTTGCCAATGTTTGCAACGGCTTTTAAAAACTTTCTTTCTTTCTTTGGTGCTTTAATTTCTTCCATACTTATATAATTATAAAAAATACGACATAATTTGAACCATCAAAATGAGTAGATGAATCAATAGTAATTACTGAACCAGCAACGGAAAATTGCGAGCTTATAAGGTCTTGACCGTTTTGGAAAATTAATACTTGTTCAAGATTTGAAGGTAGTACTCCTGCATTTTTTGTAATGGTTAATGTTGAAGTAAAGCTATTTAAAAATGATTGTTTAAACACTTTTGTAACACTACTATTTTGTGTATTTGGCGTGCTATTTGTTGGCGTTGTAGATCCTGTTCCTGCCACACCTCCAGGCGAATGATTTGGAGTTCTACCCGAATCAAAATCTAATCCTCTAAATAATACTGTTTTTTCCGTGTATGGCATTATGATTGGTCTATGATTTCAATAAATGTACCTTGCACTATATCAGTTTTAAGTTCTAAAGAAGCCGTTTCCATGATAAATTTAACATCATTATTTTCAATGGCTACATGAGGATACCAAGGATTATTATTATCTAATATTTGAAAGGACATACTTAACATCTTTCTTACCGGGAATAGCTGACCTTTAATAATTTCATTTACCAATAATTGATTAATGTTTTTTCCGTCACCTATATTTTTTACACGCCATCCAGTCCCGTCGGTTATTTGCCATGTGTTACTATCATTTTTTACTCTTATTGCGCCTGGGCTACCTAATGATGGGCCGTCACCAATAAACACTCTTTTTTTAACACTTATGCTACTTGTGTCGTTATTGAATGAGCCATAAACAACCACGTCATTTTGACCGTCCAAATTACCAGCCGCTAAATGTTCCATGAACAAATTACCTAACTCGTAAAATTTTAGGTAGCTTGTAAGTAAATCTGTTCCCGTTGCCGTTTGAATCCTACTTATTAAAAATCTTACGCCAACGTCACCACTTTCTGGCATTGTTGGTGTAGTCCAATTTACTATAATGTTATCGACTGTACCACCTGCAGCAGGTAGAGTAGTCGCTCCACCCGGTATTACAAATTTATAATAGCTAAATGTAGTTTCCCAACTTTGGGCAGTAAAAGTGTGTTGAAATCCATTGTAAGTAAGATCTCTTTTTAGCCAGTATTTTACATGATTGATTTTAACGTAATTAATTTTCCCGTTAAATGTGCCACTAGGGTCAAACGTTAATTGTTGGGTTGAAATACAAACAATCCTTTCATAATATTCTCCTGTGTTTGTAATACTAAAAGTATCGCCACCCATTTTTAAAACAAGCGTTCCACTTGTAACTTCAATACCAAAAGATACATAATAAGTAGCTCCATTTGTAGGAGTAAAATTTGTATAAACCAAATCACCTGTAGCATTGGTTGCTTTTGCATAACCTAAAGCCGCTCCGCCACCATCGGAAAAAGTCCATCCGCTGCCTAATGTCCATGTAGTAATTTCAGGTGAACGATTGGCAGTTAAAAAATCTATTAATGGCACTACGATAGGTCGTAACTCGATAACAAAAGAACCTTCAACTATATGTTCTGCAATAGTACTTGAACCTACTTGACTATCTCTATATTTCATTACCGAAGTAAATGTTATAGTAGCCTCGTCATTATTATAATCTAAATCTTTTGAATTAAAAAACTCTGTGTTTAGGTTATTAAATATTTTACCTGACAATAAATTTACCGATGCTATGTGTTCGTATTCAATATCTAAATCTTTTATATGTCCATAATAGCCCCATTTACCTCCGCTAAAACGAAGCATTTTATTTGTGCCAGAATAGTTATCATTTTCAATACTTGATTGAAAACTACTTTGCTGTAATAAAGTAGATGTTAGGTAATAAATATTAATTGTAACCGCTGAATCTAAATAGGTATTAGGTTGAACCATAAAAAATTTCCTATCCGAAAAAAAGAACCTTAAACCTAAAGGTACCATCATTCTTTTTAGAACATCATAGCACTTCATGTAAGTATAATTCCCTTTACTATCTATCGTGTAAAAAACTTTATGATTTACTCGCATTCTTAACAATGGGTCTATAGAAGTCGAATAAGTCCAGCTATCTTCATGCCATTGAAACGCACTAGCCAATACACCTATAGATGTGCCATAAATTGATTGCACGTATGTAAGTTTTTGAAGGCAATTATTTACATGATTTATTATGGTATCGTCACCCTGATAAATATCACTATTATCAGGTTTGTAATCAATCCCTTTTAGCCATCCTATGCCATCAATAGCATTTATGGTGTAATTATATCCCATGCCTAAAGGAACATCGTCAAATTCAATTAAATCCGCTAAAATATAGCCATACCAATAAAAGTTTGGTGCGTTTGATGTGTCGTAAGCAGTTAATTGAATAGTAAATCTACCCTCTGGTGCGGTTAAAAAATCGGTTAATAATTGTTGTTTCTGTTCTGTATTAATAATTATCGTAAACTTAAAATTACTTCCAATAATGGGAGCATATCTTTCTAAGCCGTTTTCTACATCCGCCTGCCATTCTATTTGAGCTCCTGTAACATCGACATCATAAGTCATTCCCGAAAAAGTACTATCATCTATTACTAAGTAATATTTACGCCCTTTTTCTGAATAAAATGTAGATGTATATCTTGCAGCCATTATCTTATTCTTGAATTAATATTTCTAGCCTTTTCCATAATCACCAATAAATCACTTCCAGCTACTCTGGTGGTTAATATGTAAGGTGATCCGCCACCGTCTAACATTCCCTTTAATTTTGATAAAGGTGCAATTACTTCAGGGTCAACTCTTGCGTTTCTATTATCTCCCACAGTTGCCATTGTTGGGCCGTATGCCAAACCACCTTGAGCAAGTTTTGGAGGAGCAACTTTATTAAGCATCGTATTAAATAAAACGGCTGCACCTGCACCAGCCGCACCTGCAACGGCAATGGCTCCAGGCCCTAAAGTTTTACTTAACGGGCCGCCTAATATACCTTTTATAATACCTGCAACACCTTCTTTTATGTATGCACTAATAATCATTCTAGCAGCTTGCATGGCTGCACTACCTAACTTTTTCATATCCGTTTCACCTTGCACCGCTAAATTAGCAAAAGCATCTGTAGCGGCAATTAAAGCGCTTGTCATTGTATTTCCAAAACTCATCATTTGAGCTTCAGTGTTTACAAATGAATTTTTAACCTCTTCGTTAGTTTCTTTTAATCTTTGATTACTTGCAGATGCTGTATCTAATTTTATAGCTAATAAATCTAAGGTAGGTAACATATTTGTTATACCTGTAGATTGAGCTGTTATTGCAGTTACGGGACTTGCACCACCACCCATGCCTCCGCTTGTCGTTGTAGTTGTTGGCTCTATTATATTTTCAGGTACAACGGCACCTACTTTGCCGCCTGATTTTGAAGTAGCCGTAAACAAACTTTTAAACTTACCCCTAAGGCTATCAACTGTTTCTCCTATTGTTTTAAATTCCGCTGCAACTATCCTTTGTTCTTCCTGGTACTTTGTCATACCAGACAAATCAAATAATTGAACACCTAAAAACTTTTGAAGTGTATCTAATTTACCAACAATAAATGTAACTCCCTGCATAACGGAGTTTTTAATATTTATCCAAATATTTTTAAAGTTATCACTAAACGCTTTCCAGTTATCGTAAACGTATAAAGCAATGGCACCAACAGCAGCTATCGCAGTAACAACTGCAAGAATAACAGGATTAGCGAGAATAGATGCAAAAGCCGTAGATATTGCACTACTCATTAATAAAATTGTAGTTCTTATTAATCTTATTGTTCCAGCAAGCGCCCCAAAAGTAGTAATTAATTTACCTACTATAAATATTGCGGGCCCGATAGCTGCCACAATTAAAGCAGTTTTTACGATGAATTCCTGAGTTGCAGGATTAAGGCCTTTAAAACCTTCTACTAAGTAGTTTATCTTTTCGGATAAAGCCGTAAATACTGCCTCTAAATTTAAACTATTATTAATGGCTTTTCCAAGTTCTGCTAGGCTGTTTGTAACGTTATCTTTTAAATTATCAAAAGCATTACCTAATCCTCCATTAGCTCTTTCTAAATTACTTAAAGCACCTACAGACCTTTGTATAAATTCTTCGCTACTTATTCCCAGCTCCCTTATTCCTTCGGCAGTAACTACGCCAAATTCCTCTTTCATTACACGAGCAAACTCTGGAAGCCTTTCTTTTATCTGATTAAGATCCTCTTGCGTAACTTTACCAACGGCACTAATTTGTGATAAAGCTAAAACCACTCCATCAAATTGTTCCGCTCCACCTCCTGCCCTTGCTACAGCATTACCAAATTGTGTTATAGTTTCCCTTGCAGCGTCGGCACTCATTCCTACACTTTGCAACGAAGCCGAAGCCTTAACGACCTCAGGCAAAGCAAGACCAGGATTCTCGGCAACCTTTCGTAATTTTTCTAATTCGACCGCTGCTCCTTCACTACTTCCCATAATAGCAATTAAACCGTTTTGCAGCTTTTCCATATCCGCAAAAGATTTTAAAGCAGCAGCACCAACTCCGATAATAGGTAATGTTAATGACTGGGTTAAAGTACTACCAAGATTAGACATATTTTGTCCAAATCTCGTCATAGATTTCTCTACCTTACCTAACTCTTTATCTAAGTTAGTGGTATCAATCCCCAGCTTTAAAAGTAGTTTACCTATTGCCATTATGCTTCTTTATCCCATTTGTCAAATATTGTTTTATCATTATTTGTCAAACTTCTTTTAGTTTCTTTTTTAGTAGGATTCTCCCATGGAAATTCAATTAAATCTTTTGGCTTTAAACTCTTACCTTTTGCCGTATGGACATTAAGTAAAAGTGTTGTCTGCCAACGTAATCGTTCCCAATGTGTTTGTTCCTGTTGTTCAAAGTGATTGTTATAACCTTGCATAGCCATAACAACCTCTTTAAAACTCATGTCATTATATTGCGAAGGAGGAAATCTTAAAACTCCGAAACAAAACCGTTCGATATATTCAAGGGATAGTTCTCCGCCTTCGCCACTACGTTTTTTTCGCTTTCATCTTCTGGAGGTGAAATCTCATTTGAAATCATTTCCATTATACGAGTTATGCCACCCATATCAGTATCGACCAAATCGCAAAAGGATTGTAAGTCGTAAGGACATTTTTCGCCTTTAGCTTTGTACCCTTGTTGAACGCCTGCAAAAGCAAGCTCAAGAGCTAAAAGAAGATCTTCGCCAAGGAGGG